CGAACCCCGTACCCGACGTCACGTAGACCATGAAGCCAGTCGGGAAGTCGGCGTTACCACCCGCGTCGCTGGCACGGGACATCGTGGAGCTCGCGCCGGTCCACACGTAGATCCCGTTCTGTGACGGTGTCGACTGCGCAGTGAGCAGAACGCGATCGCCAGTCGCCAGGGTGACGCCATCGATAATCGTGCCTGGACTGATCAGGCTGACGTTGATCGTTGAGACGACCCTGACTGGTTCCTTGAACCGCTTGTCGATGTGGAGATCCGCACCCGTGGCCAGCGAATGCAGACTACTCACGAGCGGAACTCCAGCGGCGTGCCATCGTTGAGCGTCATCTGGTCACCCACATTATCGAGCACGTCCTCAGCACCGAGGTTGGCGTCTGTTGGCCGCAATTGCAGGGTAAGTGCGAGCCAGGTCGCCGAGCCAGTGAACACGGTCGGATAGGCAATCAGCGTATCGCCCGTGTCGTAGTTCAACTGCCAATCCGTGATGTCGCAATCCGATGCCGATTGCAGATTCAAATTGGGTGCGGTGCCCGTGCCAGAAAGTGGGATCGATGTGCCGAACGATGTCACGCTCGTCAGTTTTACCTGTATGGTGGCCGTGACCAGCGAGGGTTGGCCAACCCCATCACCGGCGTACATATGAGCCCACACCAAACGTGATGGGAACGGCACCTCGACCAGCAGTGGGTCAAGCGTCGCCAATGTGATCGCCTGCCCGCCGCCACCCCACATGAAGTCGATACCGCCTGGTCGCAGCGCTGGCTGCGGGAACCGTTGCTGCGACTTGGCCAGCAACAGCGTGAACGCCTGGTCGAGCGTGCTGTCGACCGTCACCCGACGAGCTCCAACGTCTGGATGAACCAGTCGGGCGTCACCTCGCGCGTCACGCTCACGACCCAGAAACTGCCGTGTACGCCGAGCATGTCCGAGTCGACTTCGACCACGCTGCCAGGCCCGAGCAGGTCGTCCCGCGGTGTCTGCAAGCCGCTGATCTTTTTGATTGGATCACTCGATTCGCCGCGTAGATAGTTCAGCACAGCCTCGCAACTGATACCCGAGCGCGGGTCAGCCTCTGTGTCGCGTTCGATCTGCTCGCTAGAGTGTGCGTATGGAGTTGAACCGTCAGGGATCGGATCTGGCTGACGGAAGACGAGGGGGCCGAGCCCGTCGCCATAGTCAAAGCCGGTGACCTCCCAGGCGTCGAACGTATCGAACGTCTCGATCTGGGTATGACCGCCGTCGAAGATATCCACACCCTCGGTCAGGGTGATATCTGGCGCACCCTGGCCGCCGGTCAGCACCTGAGCACGATACACCTGGCCATCTGTCGACTCGGCGAGTTTGTAACCGATGCTGGACTTCGACAACCGCGACTGGTACTCGAGTGCCGACTCGCCCTGTCGCCAGGTGTAACCGTCCGGCGCCGTCGCGCCGCGGATGATGCCCGTGCCGCCGATGCTGCCGATGTTGGTCACGCCAGCGATGTCCAGCACGGCCTGCGCGATGGCTTCATCGGTCGCCGGACCACCTGTGAGATCCCACAGCGTCCTTCCCTTGGGCCGATTGTTTCTGAACTTCTGCGCCGCAATCAGCGGTCCGCGGCAGACGAGCTCAAAGTTTGGGCCAGAGTTGAGCCAGTCGCCTTCCATGATGATGCCGCCGAAGCATTCGACATTGTTCGCACCAGCTCCGAGCGCGATCACCACGGTGTCGCCTTGGGACCAGCCGCCAGGATCGGTATAGAACTTGGCGTAGCCCTTCGAAACGGGATCACTGAAACTCGATTCGACACGGCCGCCTGAGCATTGCACGAAGTTGCCGCCGATGGTGCATGCCGCATAGGGGACGTAGACAACCGTGCTCATTTGAGAACGAAGGTTGCCCTTGCCTTGATTCGACCATCCTGAAGCGGCGGCTCAGCGCTGATCTCTTTCAGGATGGCTGCGACGCTGTCCCAGTTGTCAATCGTGAGTGTGCCGCCGTCCTGGCCGCGGGCCAGTACGGCACGGATATAGTCGGGCCGATTCGAGAATAGCAGCGTTACCGTGCGCGTGACCTCGCGCTGGCCGCCCAGACTGATCGCTACCGTGTCGCCGCCCGGAAAGCCGCGCGTGCTCACGGCTGAGGTCGCCGGCTCCGACCAGCCCTCCTCGAGCGCAGTGAAGATCACCCCCGCGAAGTCGCTCACGTGAACTGGCCCTCAATGGCTGGGAAGCCGCCATTACTCACCGGTGGCCCAACACGTCGGCTCGCTCCAGCGATTGCGTCCGCGACAGCTTGTGTGAACGAATTCAGATCGCCTGCATTGTTGATCGTGACGCCGTTGATCGTGAGATTGACGCCGTTGTTCAGTAGTTGACTGCCAGCGTTCAGGGCACCCTGAGCGGCACCACTGGTCGCGTTCAGCGCGGTACCTGCCGCGGAGGTGGCACCGGCAACACCTGGTAGGTTCGCGAAATTCGCGGGTAGTGTCCCAATTGCCGTAGCCAGGGCGTTGATGGACCCAGCAATCTGGTCAATTGCCTTCGAGATAGCGCCGGCGTTGTCCGTAATGAACTTGAAGAAGGCGATGAATGGACCGAAAGCAACGGCTAGAGGTACGGCCAGTGCTATCAGGACTGGCCGTAATTTATCGAGGTTCGGAATCAGCACATCCGTGAACAAGCCGATGAGCGCTGAGAAACCGACCTGCACAACCGTGCCGATCAGGTTATTGATCGCACCAAACAGGCTGGCCAGCGAACCCAGCACCGGCGCGACGGTCTGAACCCTCCCGCCCAGCGTGACAAGCGAATCGCCAAGACTGGTAAAGAATCCTGGCAACGCCTCGGGGTTTGCTCGGAACGCATCGATGATGACCTGAAGCGGGCGTAGCCCGTTGGTCACCACGCCACCCAGCGTATCTTTGAGGAAGCCAACCGCGCCGGCTACGATGTCGAACGCTGGACCGACGTTCTGGGCCATGAAGTTGCCGATATTCTCAAGTGCCGGTCCGAGTTGCGTATCGATGACTGACTTGAGTTGACCGCCCAGTACGCTCGCCAACTCAAGCGCTCGGCCGATAAAGTCGCCGATGTTATCGATGACAGTGCGGATCGCGGGATCTAACGTCTTGATGTCCTCGACGAATCCACCCCATGCCGCAACAACCTCGCCTGAAAGCGCAGCCTGGAGGATGTCGCCAAGGTTCGAGAATCGGTCGGCGATCTCCTTGATACTGCCGAGATCGCTGTCCCACGCCGCTTTCAATGCCAGGAATGCACCCACGACCACGAGTACCCACGGTGCAAAGCTGATCAGGATGCCAGTTATTGCACCAAAGGCTGTACCGATAGCTGCGCCCAGTGGTGCGAGCAGAATGAATCCACCGACCAACAGTGCTGCGGCACCAGCAAGGCCGGTCACCACGACGATGCCTTGCAGCACCGACTCAGGCAAGCTCTGCACCGAAGCGATGAAGTCGTTGACGTGACTTAGCACGTCGGTCAACGCTGGCTTGAGAAGGTTGCCGATGGTAATGCTCAACTCGCGGAGGCGATTCGTCGCCGTGCCCCACTGGAAATTGAGCGTGGTCTCAATGCGTTGGAATGCCTCGTCGGTCACGCCTGTTGACGTGTCGATGTCATGCAGAATGTCATTGAAGTCCTGAGCACCACGACCAGCCAGGACAAAGGACGCTGCACCGCCGCGGATGTTCGGCACGAGCTTGAGCCATTCGGCCGTCTGCTGATCTGCTGATAAGCCGACCTTGTTCATGGCGGTCGTGGTCAGGTCCATGATGCCCTTGAGGCCCAGCGTGTGAACGCCGGTCGCGGTGAAGGCGCTAACCAGATCCACGCCGCTGGCCTTGCTCAGTGCGGTGATCGTCTTCTCCGCGGCCGCCGAAGGATTGATCAGGTGAACGATCTGATCTTTGACCTGAGTTGCGGCCGTGGCCGCATCGAAGCCGTGACGAGTCATGGCCGCCATCGCGGCCGCGGCCTGGTCGAGCGGCACGCCAACAGCCGCGGAGAACGCCGCGACCTGGCCGAACGACTCGCTGTACTGCTCGAGCGTCGTGTTGCCTTCGGCCGAGGCGATATGCAATTGATCCATCGTCTTGGCCGCTTCGTCGCCCGAGATGCCGAACTCTTTCATAACCGCGGCCAGCACCTCTGCCGTCTGCGCGGTGTTGCCGCCTGTCGAGACAGCCGACCGCATCGCGGCATCCAGGATTGCCGTCGATGCAGCCGCATCGAAACCAAAGTTCGAGACGTGCATGAAGCCCTGCGCCAACTCCTCGAGCGGCACAGGCGCCGATGCTCCGAGTTTCAGGATCGTGTCCTGCATGTTTTGCATATCAGCATCGGTTTGCGTCGTGTTGTTCCGCGTCTGTACCAGCAGCGTGTCAAAGTCCGCAGCACCCGCGACCGCCCCACCGAACGCCACGCCGATGCTCGCGCCGGCTGCGGTCAGCAATAGAGCGCCAGCCTTCGCCTCGTTGAACTTTGACCCCATCCCGGTAAGTTCAGCACCGACCGCAGCCAACCCTGCCACGGCACCCGAGACGTCTGCCCCGACACTAACGAACAACTCGGCAATTGGAACGGGCATCTAACCGCGACTCAACCGCATCTCAACCAGTCGGGCCGAGTAATGGCCGGCGTATGGTTCGTCACATGGCCCGCTGGCTCGCTGCTACCGTCGCGCTCACGAGCGCGCTTCTGTGCATGCCCGTACAGGCGCAAGGTTCGCCCGAATACAAACTCGCCGTGCTCCAGACTGGTTCGTACGTCGCGCCCGACGACGACCTCGTCGGCCAATTCGGGAGTGCGCTCGATGTACTCGGAGCGGAATGCCAGGAGCCGCGTGATCGGCTGGGCGATATCGCCGTGCTGATCCATGACCGCATGCAGGCGCGAGGCATCGACGAGTCCTACCTGTCGATCCTTCAGAACGTCGGCATGGCCGTTCCGGCCGAGGCACAATTGCCCATGCGATGCACCGAGGTGTTCGCGGCGTACTTTGTGGCGCGCGTCGACGGCTAAACTCACTTCACCAATCCACGCGAGAGTTGCTGTGCTCTGGCCTTGCCTTCCGCGCGATCCCTGGCCTGGTCCCGCTCGCGCGCCTCAAGCAGATAGAGCGCGTACCAGTGGACAAACTCACGATGGCTCATCCGCTGTGTCATCTCCGCTCTTGTCATGCCGCCCAGCTCGCGCGCCAACTGGTACTCGAACCGCTCCATTCCGTTCGATCGGAACGCTTTTAGTCGCGTCCGAGACGGCCTCCTGGGTCAGCCCGGAAATCTCCATGATCGCCTGCATGATCGTCTGGATGGCGCCGATGCTCTTCTCGCGGAGTTGCTCGTACTGCTTGAACGTGAACGCCGGCTCGATCATGCCCGCCGTGAACATGCGCGCCTCGAGTTCTTCGTTGTCGACCTCGACGCGATTGGTCGCCGGATTCAGGCCCGTGCTGGCCTTGCGCATGTCCTGAACCTGCTTGAGGCTGAACGAGCGGATCTTGACCGCGCCGCCCCACTGAGGAACCTCGACGACTCGTTCCTCGATATCCGGGGCGGCCAGGATCTCGTCAGCCGTCAAAATGTGCGAGTCGAATGCCATGAGCCCTCCTCAAGGGATGATGGTCCCCAATACTTCAAACTAAGCGTCGGTAACCGTACCGACGACTGCCAGGTCCGACGACCACTTGACCACGTCATCGCCTGGCTGGGTGACCTTCCACGTCGCCACCAGGCAGTTGCCCGAGATGGCGCGCGTGCCGCCGCCAGCGCCAGCCGGTCTGTCCACGAACGCGACCGCCGCCGGCGTAGTCGCCAGGAACAGCGGCGAGATGATTGCGTCGAGCGCGGGATCGTAGCCACCCTCGAGCGTGACCGTGCCAGCGTAGGGCCCGACGACCTTGCTCACGGCCGAGCCGCCGATCGGCTTCACATCCTTGATGTCTCTCTGCAGATCGACCGTCACCGAGGTGACGTATGCCGAGATGTCGCTCCCGTTGAGGGTAAACGTGGCGATATTGCCAGAGTTGAACGGCATTACTGGATCCTTTCCGGTGAGGGTTGATTCGGCTGAATAACCTGCTGATGATTCGCTCCGAGCGTTGCGACTGGCACCTCTGACCTTCGGACGTGATTGAGTGCGTACCGCTGGTCGATCGCGTCAATCACGAAGATCAGCCCTCGCCGGACCTGAATCCAGAACTCACGCTCGTTCACTGGCTCGCCGGCTGGAAACTAATGCGGTAAAAACCGCCCATGTAGACGGTCCGAATACCAAACTGACTGTCCATTCGCTGATGCGGTTGCTCGCGATAGCAAGCCGTGATCCTCACCTCGTCGACAGTGGTCCCTGAGGTTGGCACGGTCAGCACTGCCTCGATTCGGTCAGCCATGCTAGCGATGGTTGAGTAGGAACTGCTCGAGTTGATCGCCCGAACCAGATACAGCACCTGGGTCAGTCGGCCCGTACCCGTCAGGACTTTGTCGCTGCCGCCCAGGAACTGGAACACCACCATCGGTACCGCGGCGCCCTCGGGTGCTTCGTCCACGTAGATGCGGCCGCTGGTTGATGTATTGAGCTCCGTATCGCCGCTCAGCCGATCCATGAGCCACATGTTGACGCGGGAGAGTTCGGAGACTGTCGATGTCGTCACGAGGCCACGTTCGACATGGCGGCAATGAACTGGGTCCGCACGACCTCAGCCGATGGAGTCATAAATGGCTTAGCACCCATGTAGCGCGTGCCGAACTCGATGAACAGGCCATAGTTGACCGCAACGCCGACGACCGCGGTATACGTCGAATCGCTGCTGCTGCCGAACAGCGACAGCACGAACTCTGGCTTGATCTCGTCGAGGATGAACGCCAGCGGGTTGCGAGACTCAGCCTCACCCGAATGCTCAGCGTAGTCCGAGCCAGCCGGACTGCTGACGTAGACGCTCGATCGCAGCGCCCCCGTCTGGACCGGTGCGAGCTGCGCCGCCAGTTGCTGGATGGCATGCGCCGCGTCCTCGACGTTCTGCTTGGACTTCACGGGGATGCTCGTGATCAAGCCCAGCAGCGCGTCGTCGGTCACGACGCTGGTCACGCTGAAGTCGAAGCCAGCCACGAGGAACTCAGGCAGTCCCCAGCGAGATCACGCGCGCCGTTACGCTGCTTCCCGTCGAATACGTCACCTGCACCAGGCCGTTCGTATCGTTGAACAGGCCTTTGTCGAACGGACCGCAGACCTTGGTCGTGGCATTGGCGACGACGACGTTCAGATCCGCGACGGCGTACAGGATGGCACCCACGGCATAGTTACCCTGAGTAACAAACGTCGTCGTCAGGTTTGAGCCGGAACCGTTGGTGATCTCGATCAGCTCACGACCGGTGTTGACCCACGAATTGCCGTTGGTGTTGTCGACCGCATTGGCCGCGGCCAGCACGGCGCCGGAGGCCGCGGTCGTGACTATCGTGAATGGCGTTGCAACCATAGTCGGCTACTCCTCTGGCGCATGAGGCGCCGGCACAAGATCAGGTGGCATGAGGCTGATGCGCGTCGGCTGGCCACAGGTTGGACAGGCAATCGTGTCCTGCCACTGCCCGCAAACCTTGCAGGCATAGTCAGGATTAGCGCCCTCAGCCAGTTGGTTCTCGGCGCCGCAATGACGACAGGTTGATTTCATAGGATCTCCTGACAGATGAGGTAGAGCACAACGTTGCTCGAGCCGTCGCCGGCGCCAACAATTTCAAAGGAGCGTGTACCCACTTGCAGCCGATCGGTCACCCGAATGTCGAGGCCTGGCACAAAGCTGAAGTTCCAGTACGTGAGATCCTGGATTCGGACCGACGACTCGATCTCGCGTGGCCTGACGTTCAAACGGTTGAAGTTGCAGGCATACGTCGCGACCGTCGCCCACGTATCCACGAACCCGCCCGCTCCATCACTCACCGACTGGATCCGCAAGACCGAGGCAATGGCGAGGAATGTCGCGGTGAGTGCCGCATTCGCCTTCGGGCTACCGGACGTGCCCCAGCGACTGATGACCGGACTGATCCTGGTCGTCATATCAGGAACTGCGCGTCCCGGTACTGCTCGAGCGTCTTCTGGCAGACCATCGGTAGATCGGCCGCGGACATGTTCACCTTCAGATCGGTGCCGAGCGAATAGCTTTCGATGCCAGGAATCGACATCTCCATCACGTCACGCGCGTAGAGCTCGGCTACGGCTAACGTGAGTTCGCGGATCTCGTCAGGCACCGTCGCCGAGTAGCCGAAGGAACCCGTGACCTGAATCGAATCCTCCCAGGCAGGGAAGCCGAAGCGGCCCACGGCCAGGTTGCGATTGATCGTGCGGTACGGCTTCCCCCGGAGCGGCGCGTTGCGCGGTCCGACCCAGTAGTCGGTGGCGACCGTCCAGGTCGTCTCGTATACCCCATCGCCATCCTGATCGGTCGCCACGGCAGTGACCGCAGTCGCGTCGTCGATCACGATACGGCTCGAGGATGCCACGCCCCAGGTCGATGACTGGACTGCCCACACGTCGCCGCTGTTGCCTAGGCCGTAGCCCATGCCTGGATAGCGGTATGGCGACGGCGACAACGAGTAGTACCGTGTCTCAGTCAGCACGTAGAAGCGTCGGCCGCCGAGTTGGTCCTCGACCCAGCGAGAGGCCGCGTTGACTGCCTGATCGAGCACGCTCTCACGCCCGTCACCTGCGGTAATCCCGAGGCGAAAGACCAGATCGTCGATGTCGGCGTAGACGGTGACCACTATGGTTTACCGTGGGGTCTTCAGCCCTGGCGCCCAGCACGTGCCACAGTTATCGCAGTGCCACGCGCCCGCCTTGAACGGGTTCTCGTCGCCATGCTTGATCAGCGGCGCGTTGCACGTCGGGCATGCGCGTGTGCCGTGCGCCTTGGCTTCGAGATCGGCCGCGGCGTGCTCGGCCGTCTCGGCAGTTTCGGTCGCCGTCTCAGCGTGAGCACTCGCCAGGTCGGCATTCGCTTTGGCAGTCTCGACGGCTTCCTGATCCGGCTTAGTGGGCATCGATCGCCTCCTTGATCTTGGTCATGTTCCTTACGCTGATCGGCATCACGCCGTAGTGATCGAGCTTGATCTGTGGATCGATCCAGATTTTGAAGCCGAGCCGACGCGCCAGCTCGCAGAACCCGTAATCCTCACTGAGCTCGTTGAGGCCGCCGGTCAGATCGTCTTCAGCCACCTCGAAGTGGAACATCGGCCAGTACGACCACGCCTGTTTGGCGAACACCAGTGGCAGCGTCGGAATCATTGCGTCCAGCACGCGCCGGTGAACGGCGAAGAAGCCGGTACCAGCCCAGCGCACCTCGAACGGCTCCTGGCCATCGCCAAACATCACCGGGTCTTCATGCCACGCACGGAACGCCAGATGTCCACCATCCCGCACGGGATACGCCGCGGCGATCACGTCGTGCCCTTCGCGGCAAAGCGTGACAATGCGGTTCGCGTCCCTCGGCTGAAACTCCTGATCGTCGTCGACCATCAGGAACACGTCGTCAGCCGTCTCGGTGTACCACTTGGATGCGGCGATGTTC